TTATTAATTAATGTTTGATAATCTTTATTGATTGCTTTGATCGTTAGTTTTTCTTTTATCATTTTTATCCTTTCATGCCAGTGGCAATGGTTATTTTCTATAAATAAAAATCTACATAAATTATTTAAATATGTAAAGCATATATATAAACAAATATAAAAATATTTTACGCTGCGAGTACAGGAGCTATAATAAAAGATAATAGTAAAAAAAGTTTACAGTTTTTTTTAGGCCATGAACACCAGCTACACACGCACACGCATGAGAGATTCATTTAAAATGATTTCTATTAAATGCCTATTGTAAGTAAGGATTTAATTACTTATTAATTGTAAGTATTATAGATATATGTATTTTATAGATATTTTTGTATTGATATATGGGTATTAAATTAAGGGTAGGCATCGGAAGTCAATGTGTGTCGTGTCGTAATATATAGACCTCTACCAACTTTTCAAAAATTTGACTTGCAAGCAGACCTATTAAAGACTATAAAAAATATATGGACACAGCAGAAGCAATATACGCTAGACTACAAGACGCAGACAACAAACAGAAATGGGCATTTGCACAAGAGTTACACGCTGCGAATAAAAAACTTGCCAAGATCGAATCTAAATTAAAAGCAAAGGTGCAAGGTAATGTGGACCTTAAAGACAAAGAGGGTTTGCGAACAACTGTATTAGAACACCTATTTGCAGAATCAGCTAAAGGCAACGCTCAAGCGTCAGACAAGTTAGCCAGACTTGCTGGTCTTGGAGAAGAAACGCAAGATATTATTATTGAGATTGTGGATTATAAACCAAAGAAAGGCAAAAAAAAATTAACTGGGAAGAAATAGCAAAAATATTGCCAAACTTGACGTACTATAAATGTTTTAGTTGTCAAAATTATTTCTTCATACACGAAATGCCTATGGGATTGAATGATCCAAAGTATTGTCCATATTGTGGCACAAAATTTGAACATGAGTTGGAAATTTAAAAAAGGCACGAGAGTGTTAGTAGAGTGGGAGGACATTGTAGCCGACCTTCATAGCGAAGATGAAATAGAGCCTTGTAAGGCCGAAAGCGTGGGTTGGGTAGAAAGTTGGACCAAAAGATATATAAGACTTATAACTTGTAGGTATTTAGATGGAAGCAAAACAGCAGACAGAATAGTAATACCAATAGGATGTGTAAAAAATGTCGAAAAAATCTAAAAAGCGAATAAAAAGCTGCGAGGAGTGTTGTTGTATAGATTCAAAAGACAACCCAATCCTTGAGGAGTTTGAAGGCGACACGCTTGTTAAATGTTTATGTATGATGTGTTATGCAGATAAAATAGATGAAATTGAGAATCCCAACCATTGAGCCAAGAGATTATCAAGTGCCTTTTCTTCAAGCATTTGATTCTGGCATACAATATTCTGTTATATCGTGGCACAGACGAGCTGGCAAAGATGTGACTTCATTCAACGCTATGATAAAGCGTGCTATTCAAACACCTGGTAACTATTACTACCTATTTCCTACTAGAGCGTGGGCTCAAAGAGCGTTATGGGATAATATATGTGAGTGGGCTGGTGGTGTTAAGCTTATAGACTTGTTATGTCCTAGCGAAATTGTAAAACGCAAGAACAACTCTGACTTTTTTCTTGACTTAATCAATGGCAGTAGGATAAAGATTGATGGCACAGACAACTTGAACTTTGTAGGTCAAGGAGGTTCAGGTTATGTATTGTCAGAGTTTTCTCTGCATAAAGAAGAAGTGTCTGGTTTCCTTGCACCTATATTAACTGAAGGTAATGCGTTTGTAATATTTAATGGCACATTACGAGGAAAATCAAATCATCTATGGAGATTATATGACAAAAATAAAGAAAATTCTAACTGGTTTACTCAATGGTATCAACTCGGCGATACAAAAACTGCGTATTGGATTGGTAGCGATATGGAAATCAATCCAGAACTTGTTGGCAAAATTAGTCCTTATGATAAAAAACCTTATAAAAACATTCAAGAAGACGTAGATTCTGGTATAATATCGTATTCTATGGCTCGTCAAGAATACTTGAACGAAGCTGTATCACAAGTTGAAAACTCTTATTATGGTCACGAACTTGAAATATTAAAGAATGAAAATCGCTTCGGTAATATACAAAATAGTTCTGTACCTGTATTTACTTTTTGGGATCTTGGCACTTCTGACGCTACAGCAATAGTGTTTGCACAAATTGTAGATGGCAAACCTATTATAATAGATTTTCACGAGTCTAGTGGTAAGAAGATAGAAGATTACGCTATAATTATAAACAGTAAAGGGTACAAGTATGGTGGTCATTATGCACCACATGATGTTTCAAAGCGTATGTTGTTTGGTGATTTAATAACAAGAGCTAAAGAAGTAGGTATAGATTTTCGTAGAGTACCAAAAACCAACTCTGTATTACAAGATATAGAAATATGTCGTAGAATGTTAAGTAAAGTATACATACACGATAGATGTGAGGACCTTATAGAACATTTAATGCACTATAGAGAAGCACCAAGTGGTAAACCAGTACATGATACTCATTCTCACGCAGCCGATGCGTTTAGAACTATGGTTATGGGAATACATTTAAATCTAGTAAATCAATATTTAAGTACAAAAGAATCAATAAAGTTACCAAATATGGTAGGGAGGGCAGAAGGATATGTTGACTGGGATGCCAATCCAGAAAGCGAAACTCCATTATGGAGAAGATTTCGAGGATCTTCTGGATTATTATCTTGAAAATGGTGTTGTTATTAGTGATTATTACTGTTTTGTAATGGCTTGTTTAGTAAATAAAGATGACATTATGAATAATAATAACTTTGAGCTTGACACTTATAATGCTTGGTATGTACATTACGCAGTAGGGGACATGAAACGTATATACGATTTAGCTCCAGTAGAAACAGAATGGGTTATCTTTGAAAGAGGTGAATTTAAACCCATGAAATGTTACAAATATGAAAGATTAAGGAGATTGGTGTATGAGTGGAGGTGGTAGAGGTAGAAGATTTAACAAAGCCTATAAACCAGGTTCTGATATAGCAAGAGTTGCTCCAAAAAGAAGAAAAGTCGAAGGAACACTAGTAACTCCAACAATTCAACAAGCACAACTTGCTAGAAGCAGACGAGGTGCATATAGAACTAGAGGTCAAATGCTTGGAGCTGGTGGGCAAGTATTAGGAGCTGGTCCTATGGAATTAGCTGATATTACAGAATCATTAGGTATTGATGAAGCTTTTTCTCCTATGGGTCAAAAAGAATTTGAATCAGTTACTAAATATCAAGGTAATAAAACTTATCAAGATGTATTAACAGCAAGAAAACCAAGTAGTAAATTTTTTGGTGGTAGTGCAAGAAGAAGATTTAAGAAAAGATTAAGAAATGCAAGAACAGCTGCTGATAGAGCGTATAAAGATTATATAGCAAACTATAAACAATCTCAAGCATACAAAGATGCAATGCAAAGACAAAAAGGACAAACAGTTTAATGAACGCAGATGCTTTGATTAGGATGTACAAAAGAGAAAAGTCTAGCTCTGAAAGATCAAATTTTGAAGACCTTTATCAATCAGCAGCAGAGTTTTGCAATCCTTCAGCAGATAACATACAAGATCGTAAGTCAAAAGGACAACGAGATGACAATCAACGAGTAACAGATGTTGGTATAAAAGCAAGACGTATGTTTACTGCTGGTATGATGTCACACTTATTTCCACAAGGACAAAACTGGTTACGCATTGTAACACAAGATAGAGAGTTAATGAAGTTAGATAATGTTACTAGAGCGTTAACTTCAGTTACAAAAAAATTTGTAAGATGTATAGAAGATTCTAATTTTTATGAAGAAATGGGTCAATGTATAGACCATTGTGGATATATAGGCACAACAGCATTGTATTGCGAACCTTCTAAAAAAAGAATGTTAAACTTTCGTTCACACTATATAAATCAATTTTATTTTTGTGAAAACTATCTTGGTGAAGTAGATACTGTTATTCGTGAGTTTAAACTAACAGCAAGACAGGCCATGCAACAGTTTGGAGAAAACTGCACAGAAGAAATACAAAAAATAGCAGAAGATCCAAATCAAAACACAAGAGAATATACATTTGTGCATATAGTTATGCCTAGAGAAGGTGCAACACCTGATACAGATGTTAAACAAAATAAAAAAGTTGCTTCATATTATATTGATTTAAAAGCAAAACAAATAATTTTAGAATCTGGATTTGATGAAATGCCTTATGCAGTAGGTCGTTTTTATAAAACAAACTATGAAAAGTATGGTCGTAGTCCAGCATTAGAAGTATTTACTACATTTCCTTTAATTAATAGAATGGAAGTTGCTCGTATTCGTAGTGCTGAAAGAGTATCTAACCCACCTTGGCTCGCACCAAACGATGGTAGTGTAAGAAGAATATCTAACGATCAAGGGTCTATAATTTATTACAATGCAAGTAATCCATTATCTAAACCAGAACAATTATTACCAGCAGATCAAGTTATGGTAAACGATCAAATGATTGAAAAAAAAGAAATGGAAGTAATGGAAGCTTTTTATATTCCACTATTTAATCCATTACATAATAAAAGGAATATGACTGCTTTTGAATCACAAGAACGACTTAACTTATCATTACAATTTCTTACTCCAGCAGTAAATCGTATTAATAAATACTTTGTAGTACCTATTTTAGAAAGAGCATTTTCAATATTATTTAGAGAAAATATGTTTGAAGAATTAAAAATACAAGAATTAGGTGGCCAATCACTTGAGTTTGATTTAGTTGGTAAAGCTTCTATAGCTTCAAGACAAATAGAATTATTTGGTACTATGACTGCTATGCAACAAATTATGCAAATAGCACAATTTAAACCTGACATATTAGATAACATTAATGCTGATGAAACAGCTAGGTTTATACAAGAAGTAAATATGGTTCCAACTGCATTACAAGCAAGTTTAGATCAAATTGAAGAAATTAGAAGTCAAAGAGCAGAAGCTGCACAACAAGAGCAAGCTAATAGATCTACTCAAATATTAGGAGATGTATATTCTAAAACTGCTAAAACACCAGAAGAAGGTAGTGGTGCAGCTATAATTGATCAAGTGTTAGGTGGAGCTGAAAATGAATTACCTATGGAAGATATGGAATAATATATGGATATAATAGATAAAGTTACCTATGATTTTGAATGGGATAACGAGAAGGATTTATCAGAAGAAACCAGAAAAGCTTTTGTAAACCTTTTTGATCCAACAAACAATGACGCATTATTAGTGGCTAAATTTTTAACTAACATTTGTAAATGGCAAGATATGACAGAATATAATGATCCTGTCATTGAAGCAAAAATGAATGCGTTAAGAAATGTAATAGTTAATATTAAAAATCAAATAAATATGAAACCCATAGAGGAGGAAGTATGAGTGAAGAAGAAGTAGTAGAGTCTACTGAAGAAGTAGTAGAAGAAGTTGCAGAAGAAACTCCAGTTGAAGAATCATCCACATCATTTGTTGATAATATGTTGTCACAAATTGACAATGAAGATGTTAAATCTGCTGGCTTTTGGAAAAACCTAGAAGGTAAAGATGCTAATGAAGTTGGACAATATATTAAAGAACTTCAGAGCTTTGCAGGTAAAAAAGGTGATATTCCAAAGTCAGATGCTTCGCAAGAAGAATGGGATGCTTTTTATCAAAAGCTAGGTAGACCTGAAAATGTTGAAGGTTATGATTTTGAAGTTGGAGATAACTTTAAAGAAATAGCTGGAGAAGAAACTCCATTTTTTGAAAACGCTGTTGAAGGATTTAAACAAAAAGCTTTTGAATTAGGAGCTAGTTCAGAACAAGCAGAAGGTTTAGTTGACTGGTATTTAGAAATGGTTGCTAATAACATTCAAGAAAACAACACATCTTTTGATGATTTTAATAAAGAACAAGATCAAGAACTTCGTAGAGAATGGGGTGAAGAATACGATGGTATGTGGAGAGGTATTGAATCTATGTTAGTAACAAATGGTATGCCACAAGAAAATTACGATATGTTAAAAGAAGCTGGTATATTTAATGATCCAAATATAGCTGTTGCGTTAGGAAACATAGCAAGTAAATTTGCAGATGATCCAGAAATAGGTCATCATCAAACTAAAACACTAGCTGGTATTAATGATCAACTGTTTGATGTTGAACAAGAAGTTAAAGAATATCTTAAAACAGGAACACCAATACCTACTCATATTAGAGAAAAAATGGATTATTTGTATAAAGAAAAGTTTAAAAGAGAAGAAAAATAATTTTTTTATAATTTGTCTTGACATATAATACCTACATTTAGTAAGTCTTTATAGCAACGAAAGAGATAACCTATTTTAGACCTCTGTAAGTTATCGTCAACCCAGACGTAAACTGGCAGGCAAGACCTCCTTTGGAGATAATCAGAGCCGATTAGTCGTGTAAATTAATTA